CATACCCTTGTTCTCAAATGCCCAGTCTAGCGTGAACAAGTAAGTGCCTTGTCTTTTAACGCCTGATATAGATATTAAATCTGCTTTTAATCCTGACATCCTTGCCCTAACTTGAACATCCACATATGAGCTAAAGCAGTCCCAGTACATATACTCTGTAAGCGGCAACTCTTCAGCATCTTTTCTCCAGCAGAATGCGTGGATAGGTCGACGTGTCCAATTTACTCCGTTCTCAAGAAATGCTTCAAACAAAGGAATTCTTTTCTCTATAGATGCTACTGAGTGTACATCGCATAGCGTGTATTCTCCGTGACCTTTAGTGTGGTTGAACAAGAACTCATTGCGGATGAAACAAGTTAGTGTTGGGATGTTATGATTTAAGTAAGGCATTTATTTTAGTTTTATAATATCTTTTAATTGTTTCCAAATAGACTCAGATTGTTCTCCCCAGTAATGGTCGCACTTACCATCTTTGTCGACAGGTGGTATCAAGAAGTAAGCCTGATATTCATCTGCCTTGGCGGTAAACCGATAGCATTTTTCTTTGTGTGGACAATCTTTGCCACTGCATTTACAGATGTCGTTCATTTGAAGTATTGTTTAATTGCCCACCAAATAATCATTCTTAACATAGACCTTTTTTTCTTTGGAGATAACTCAAGGAAATCAGCCTTAACTACAAATATTTCCTTGGGGATTGCCCACTTGTCGGCATCTATATCTATTTCTTCCCCAATGTAATGACCTACTTTATGAGTAGTCATATTGTAAGATTTATACCATTTCATTTCCCAAATATTTAGCGATGCCTTTCTCAACATCATCGAATGTGTCAACTTCTATTTCTGCAATACTAAAATGACGTCGCTCATATTCCCACGTTCTATTACGTCCTGTAAAGACAATCATTAGGTAATGGTTGCCATTGCCACCCTCCTTTAAAAGCATTAAACTTCCCGCATCAGGAACCATATAGTACAAATACCCTAACGAAGCAATATGCTTTTTAGTCTTATTAATGAGTTGCGTTTTCGTCCTAGTCATTGTCGTAGTCGTACTTGAGTAAGAAAAGGTTTATGATATTCTCATCCATATAAACGTAGTTGTTGTTGGAGAAACGAATTTCTCCGTCAAGCATTGTCATCTTATAGTTCTTAATAAACTTGATGAAATCCCCAAGGATTAAGTTTGGGTTTGATAGCTTCTGATTAATCAAAAACTGACTCTGCTCGCCGTGTTCGTAGCCACGGAAATACGCGCTTCTCAAAGATGTCTTAACCTCTTCGAGTACATCTTCTAAGTGATGTTCTAGTGTGTCTTTCATTGTTTGGTTGGTTTATAATATTGTAAGTTTGTTCTGTTAGTATTGATTCCTCTAAGCATTTTACTTAATCCAGAAGCATCAATAGAATAAAATTTACTTGCTTCCGCAGTTGAATTATATATTTTGTTTGTTACTAAATCAATGACTAATTTTTTATTCATTAACCCAGTATAGTGTGCGTGTTTAGTATTTTCAGAAGCTGTCACCCATTCAAGGTTTTCTATGGAATTATTATTTTTAATGCCATCTAAATGATTTACAAAAGATTTGTTTTCTATATTTTCAATAAAAGATATAGCTATAAGCCTATGAACTTTCATGGTCTTAGGTTTCCCATATTTCCATAAACTTACTACCAAGTATCCATCTTTATCTAATCTGAGTTTTCGAATCCTGTCTTCTTTCGAGTACTTTTTCTTTAGACTTTTTACTCTACCTAAATTTGACACCTGATACAATCCTTCATACCCTTCAATGTCTTTCCAAATTTCTTCCATCTTAATTATTGTTAAAATAAAAAGCCTCCAAATAAATTCCCGCTTCTCACGTCGGTTCATTAAATGAAGGCATTTTAAGTTCTTTATCGCTATAATGTGAGAAGGCGATTGCATTACAAATGTATGCTAAACTTTTTTATTCTCCAAATAATGCTTAATCATTAACTCTACAACGTGTTGATACTCTTTACATTCTATCAGTGCATATCCTTCCTGTTCTTCGTGGATATGAATTAAGTAGCATCCGCCTATCTTTAAGTTGGTATTCCGTTCCAAAAGTAGTTTGTACAGATTAAGTTGGATACTATACGTTGTTAGTTCGCATTCTTGAAGAAAACTTATAGGCGCAAGCATCCTCTTTCTATACTTACTGAATTCATTAATCTCTTTATTGGTTTTATAATCAATAATAATTATCTCATTACGCTTATCACTCCAGAATAAACCATCTATTTGTCCCGCTATTCCTAGTTCAGCGTCTCCAACGACCAGTTCTAAGGCGATGGGGTATAGGCTATCTTTTGACTCAGTATAGAAATCAAGAAACATTTTCTTGCAGGCTTCTAGTCTCTCTTGCATTAGCCCCTCTCCAAATCTTTCATCGTAAACAGAATAGTCAATAGGGAACACTTTATTATTCCAGTAGTCCTCAGCTATCTTATGAAGAAGAGTTCCCTTTGTTCGAGAAAAATCTCCCTTGAATTCCCAATCATCTAACACCTCCTGCTTGGATATTTTCTTCTTCTTCGCAACCTTCTCTGCCATCCCTTCTGAGTCAAACTTCTCCTTGTACAGACTAATGAACCCAGTGCCAGATATCAATTGCTGTTCGCCTATAAAATACTTATGAGCTTCATCATAGTACTTAATGTGTTTAAACTTGGATAACTCTTTTGCTATGTTCATCTAAAAAGGTGCTATGTTTACGTTTGTATCAAAGTCAGGTTGAATACTTGCAATCATAGAGTTCTTGTAGGCAGGCTCTTGCGCAGTAAACCTAAACAACTCATCCTGTTCATCAGCAATTCTATTTGTAGTCACGTCGCAATACCTTATGATAGCTCCTGTTAATCCATCGCGTTGCTTAAGTATAATAAACTCAAGAGTGTAGTCCATATCAGGAACGGGAAGATTATTAGCTCTTGCCTCCGCTTGTGCATAATAGTATGGTCTATACAATCCTATAACAACAGACGCATCTTGCTCAATATTACCTGAGCTTCTAATATCAGATAATTGAGGACGCTTGTCGCTTCTGCCCTCAGCACCGCGGGATAGTTGACTTAGGCAAATGATTGGAATGTTTAACTTCCTAGTTAACTTCTGTATCTTATTAGACACAGACGATACCTGAGTGAAGTCATCTTGCCCGCGCATCTGATTGTCTCGAATCAACTGCATATAATCTATCACCACAATATCTATTCTATTCTTGCGACACTCCGATGTTAATACCATTGAAAGGTAGTTGATGTCACGATTGTCTGAGTCGTAAAAGAATATAGGCAATCTCTTAAGTTCTCTAGCATTAGATAATCTAATCTTAGCTACGTCCTCTTGTGTGATGCGATTAGCCTTGATGTCTGAGTACTTATAATCGGGTGCTTCAGATGAAATGTAGCGATACATCAGCGATTCCTTCGGCATCTCTAAAGAAAGAAACAAGACACGCTTACCTGCCTTAGCGGAGGCTTTGGCGAAATCTAATCCAACGATAGTCTTTCCCATAGAGGGACGCGCCGCCACAACAATCATCCCCTCTTGCCATCCACCTAATGCATAGTTTAACTTCCGTGAGCCTGTATCAATTCCTGAAAATTTTACATTGCCTGCGTTAGCTTCTAACTTATCCATCACGTTGTCGTAAACTTCGCCAAGGGAAAAGATTTCACTACTAGCCGAACTTGTTTCAATCAACGACTCACCTTGCTCAATGATGCTTTGAAGGATAGATACATCTTCGTCATTTGTTATTGCTCTACCTAATTCAGTAGATATTGATTGATAGATTCTCTTCTGCTCTAACGACTTTAACTCTTGACACGCTGAAGTCAACTCAATTGTTGTCTTAGGCGTCATTGTTAGTAGCTTAGGTGGTTCATCCGCTAGGAAGCGAGAGCTGTCGCTCAAGGGCTTAAAAATATCAAAGCGAGTGTACGCCTTATTATTTAAATAGAATTCCCTCATCGCCAAGTATGCCTCCTTGTGAAGGTTGTCAGTAAACGCTGTCTCACTAATAATCTTAACCGCGTCCTTAACTAGGTGTGGCTTATCTAGTAGGTAGGCAATGATGTCCGCCTCTAGTAATGTGTCGTGTATTCTTGCCATTTTTAAAAGTTGTCTGGTATAATGATTTCCGTAATCTTATTTGTTGGT